AATACAATACAAACGACTTATATAAATGCTTTATTATTAATTTAATAAATTCTATTAGCATTGGTGGTATTATTATTATACCTTTAAACTTCATTTCATCAATCAGAAAAGCTGATATTGAGTTAAGAAAAAAGTTCTTAGAAAAATATTCAATGAAAATGATTAATATATTTGAAGAACAAGTTTTCGATGATACAAAATATGCGGTTTGCAGTATCTACTTTACAAAAAAAGATAATGATAATTCCAGTAAAATTTATATTTATCCTAGTAAAAAACAAATGACTATAACATTATCTAATAAAAACAATTATACAATTGGTGGTGAAATTTATAATATACCTATCAACAAAGATTATAAAATAGAAAGAGCAACAAGAAAAACTAAAGAAAATATTACTAATATTTTACTTAAATGTATTGATGATAATATTAATAGCCAATTGGGATTTAAACTTGTAAATGATAATGAAATATACATTGATAATACAGACAAATTATCAGCTCGTAGTTATGCTACATTAGTAATTAATAAAAGCTTATCATTAGAACAACAAAAAAAATTAGTTGAAAAAATGAATACTTATATTAAAAGTCAACGCGATAAATACAATTCACTGTTTCTAACTAATTATAGAGAAAGCAATACTATAGCTAGAAAACGAATTTCATTTGACTTGGCTTTTAAAATTTGTAATTATATACTTTCATGTTCAAAATAAATTGAATAACATTTTCCATTGTTATTAGTTTTAACACAGAGCGATATGACAAGTTTAACAAGAACACGCAGCCAAGGCTATATGCCAGCAAAAATTTTCAAAACCATTGTAGCAGACCGTTCCGGTTCAATGGATACTTTCAATGGCAAGCAATATGATATGGTAGAACATCTACTACAAGACGCCAAAAAACAAGCAACCGATACGCAAAAATCAACGGTTGTTACGCTTGTAGCATTCGATAATACCATCAACGATATAATGCGAGACCGCGATTTATTGACGGAAGATATACCACCCCGACATGAAATCGTCGATGGATTGAGACCTTGCGCTAGTACGCGGTTTAATGATACTCTTATAGAAGAACTTGAAAAACTAGAAAAGAAAAAGAACGATTATTTGTCGTCTTTACAATATTCAGTACGAACATTAAATCCTGATGTTGCGATGGTTTTAATCGCCATTACGGACGGCGAAGACAATGCGAGCATTAATGGTAGGAAACAAACCCGTGAAAAGATGCTGTCATTCCGTAAAAACGGTGGTCGTGCTATTCTAATGGCAGCTAATATGGACGCTGAAGAGGTCGGTGAATGGTATGGGTTTAACCCTGAAAAATCAATAACCGTTCATAACTCAAACGAACAAGCAATTGAATCCTGTTATAGAGCCGTATCTAATATGGCACGTAATATGTCTCAAGGAATTGATGCCCCCTTTACAGGACTTCAACGAGCTACTTCAAATATGCCTACCGAGACAGACGATCAAGACAATGACAACAGTGGTTTGACACCACCAACGCTATTCCGTCTCACGCGACAAACTCACCCTTTAGCACCTCCCGCACTTTTTAGATCTCGTAATTAATTACGTTAAATTGAATTAAATATTATATCTTGTAAATTTATTATGCCAACAATCACAAACAATAAACAAAACAAACTTAAACCGAACACTACAACTAATAATAAGATATCATGCCAAAATCAAACGACATTTACTCCAAAAGAAGAAAAGGAAAAGACAAGGCTAGAAATAGTCGAAATAGAGAAGGGAAATATAGTAGCAGAAGTATTCGTATAAAAACTCAAGAAATGATGAATAGTAGTACAAAAAAACGATAGGTAAAAAATTGAATTAAATAATTCATTTTTTTTTATTTTAATTATATAATGAGTAGTATTGTTTCAATAAAACAAGCATCCAAAAGTAATTTAAACAAAAAAAAAATGGAAAATCGGGGAAAAATGAAGTATAGGACTTGCTTCTCTAGTGTATCTTTTCATGGGTATAAATTAGACTTGCTTAAAAGTGGTCTTCAGAAATATTTGCGAAGAAGAGAATATGAAAAAATGGTGTGGTGTGCTCTGGAAATTTGGAGATTTGAAGAGCGGGCTAGCACTGAAGTTGAGAAAAAAATGTGTAAAGGGATTATTAGTAATTTATTAAATAGAATTATTGTTATGATGGATGAAGAAATGATATTTAATGAATGTGCTAGATATATTGTTTTGCGGAAATTAATTGAAAAGTTTGAAAGCGATAGAAAAAGTGGCGAACTTCTTGTCAAGATGTGTTATTTATTAATTAATAGTAAGATGATAAGAAGAAATAGTGATATTAGAGGTTTTTGGAATTATAGATTTAAAAATGAAATTGTAGAAGAAAAAGAAGATAAATTTTATTTTGAAATGTTTAAAAAGTGTTTTGAAGAAAAAGATAGCAAGTTGTATTATTGGATGTTTAAAATATTTGATGGTAAAAAGAAAGGTGAAAAAGTCCGATTTAGAAGGAAAGAAAATATTTATATGATTTGGGAATATTTGTTTAGTAGAAAAAAAATAAAGGAAAATACTATTTTGAAAAAATGTTTAGAATATAGATTAACGGAATTTTATAAAATTAATAGAAAAGAAAGATTTATATTCCTTACTGCTAGTATTGACACAGCACTATATGCTAATCCTGAATTTGAAAATGTAGAAAAATTAAAGGAAATGGTTGATTTTACAAAAAAAATGAATATTGATTTTGCGGAATTTTTAAAGAAAAGAGATGTTTATATGCAAATGGATGATTATGCTATAGATATGCACACTAGCATGGGCCGCAAGATGGGAAAGACTAAAAAAGATTTTGTTCTTGCTGGTAGTGTAGTGGTAAATGAAGATAAGGAATTTTTAGAAAAAGAATGGAGAAAATGTTATAATGATTATAGTTTGAATTGTGGTCATGGTCTTATTTCTAAAAAAAAGAAAGAGAAAGCGGCAAATTTAAAGAAAGACGAACAAGAAGTAGCAAAAGCGCTTATTGGGTTGAATCCAGTTAATACTGAAGAAGTTGTGGAAAAGAAACCAGAAGTTAAGATGACTAGAGAACAGATTAGGTCGGAAAAATATAAAAGAATTAAAAAAATGAGAGGAAAGCCTAATTTTGATGACCTGGAAAAAGATTTGAAATTTATTGATGCTAAAAATATTGATGTTAATAAAATCAAATTATGTAGTGATATTACTTGTGGAAATAAGGCCATGTGTTTTGAATATGAAGGAAAAATCTGGAAAGAAAGTAGAAAAAGCATGAATTATAATAGAGATTATTGTGTTTTGGATGAATGTAAACAGGCTTTTGGTTTAAAAAAGATTGGAATGAAAAGAGTTGTTAGTAATTTTAGAATTGAAAAAACTGATAGAAGTAAAAAAAGTTGGAAAGATAATTGGAAAATGGTAAGTTGGGGTCCTTGTGTTGGTGATAATAAAGATACAAAAAATAAAGTAGTATATTGTGTCATGAATAAAATAACTAATTGTATGTGGAAAGTTCCAATTGAATTCGGTAAAATAAAGCACAGTATAGTATATGGAGCGGAAAATGGTGGAAATATCGGGCAAAATAGAGCTTTATTTAAAGAATTTGTAAAAATTGGAGTGTTCCGGGGGATTTTTAGATGTAGTGATTTTAATTGTAGAAATGTATTGGTTGGATTGAAAGACCAGCTTTCTAAACAGTATTTGGTAAGTATAGATGAGGGAGATATTGGCAAAAGGTTGGATATTTTGGGTGGAAGAGAAAAATGGTTGGTGGAAGCCTTGAATAAAGATAAGAGTATTATTAAAGAAATTTTTGAAGAGATGAATAAAGCATGGAGTGAATATGATTGTTTGATCTGGAGTATTATGGCTGATTATAATTTTAGTAAAGAAATAATGGATGAAGTATTAAAGAATTGGAAGAATTTGAGAAAAGATTTGGAAAGTGAAGGTGTGGAGTTTGATTAGAGAGTATATAAATTGATTTAAAAGTATTTAAAGTTTTTTTATCAATACAATAAAATATGACAAGTCAAAAACAATCACAAGCATTCTACCTAGCAGAAACTGTTACTCTTATAGGAAAAAATTTCCTATCTGACGAACAAATTACTAGAGATCTAAACTCTATTGTTGATTCTATTATGCATACCGCACCAGAAATTATCAACAAGAAATGGATGGACATTTATCTTTACTGTAGCAATCATTTTACTGATATTGACAATATGCAACATTATAACGCATTTAATACTTACCAAGAAAGATATAGCAAATATAAAAATCTATATATATAATTAAAAGTTAAACATAATTATTTATATATTATAAATGATGTGCTGTTTTGGATATGCCGTTTCAAAAAAGAAAACAAAAGTAAAACCTTTTTCTAATATTAAAGCAATTCACGTATATGAAAACAAATATAAAGTAAGAACTGTTATACCAAATGACCCTACTAAAACCAAGAATTACAAAAATTAAAAACTGATTTAAATATAATTTTTCTAATTAAATTAATATATGAATATAACTAGCTTTTTCGCAAAAGATGAAAGCAATAATGAGATACGCAATCCATTAAAACCTATTGTAAAATGGTCCGGTGGTAAAAAAGACGAGTTGCCAGAAATTCTAAAATGGATTCCACAAGATATAAATATTTATCTAGAACCATTTATTGGTGGCGGAGCAGTGTTTTTCAATTTAAATCCCAAGAAGGCCGCCATCAATGACGTTCATAAAGAATTGATTGATTTTTATACAAGTATTAAAAATGGCGACAGTGATAAAATTTATGAATATATGAGTTCCCACCCAAATGAACAAGAAGAATATTATAAAGTAAGAAACACCGAACCAAAATCTGCATTAGAAAACGGAAGCCGATTTTATTATCTAAGAAAAACTTGTTTTAGAGGTATGCTAAGATACAATTCAAAAGGTAAATTTAACATTCCATATGGAAGATATAAAACTTATAATTACGAAGATATAAAAAATAAAGGTTATGAAAAACTATTAAAAAATACAGATATTCATAATAAAAGCTTTGAATATATATTTGAAAACTATAATGATAAAAATAATTTTATGTTTCTTGACCCGCCGTATGATAGTGAATTCACTGATTATGGTTATTGTCAATTTGGAAAAGAAGAACATAAGAAACTAGCAAAATGTTTTAAAGAAACAAATATTAGATGTCTTATGGTTATTGGTAAAACAGATTTTATTTCAGAATTATACAAAGGATATATTATTGATGAATACAAAAAAAATTATAGATTTAAATTACATTCAGGTCGCGTAGGAAGTGAAATAAATACTAAGCATTTAGTTATTAAGAATTATTAATTATTCAAATATTTTATCTATTTCAGAACCTATTTCTAACCAAAATTTTTCCCAATCTTCTTGTTCCCATTTTAAATCTGTTAATTTAAACATATCTTCAACATGGTCTACTTTCACATTATTATTTTCACATTTTTTTATATGTGATTTTGTTTTTAGATTTGGTATATTACGGTTATAAATAGACCAATTCAATATTCCCACATCAATACTATATGTGGGATATTTTGTTTCTAACCATTCTTTCAATTCTCCATCTACTTTTTCAAAAGTAGAAACTATTTTTTCAGTATCTAGTTCTATATTAGATTTTAACTCACGAAAATAGATTACTTTATTTATTACGTCCTCAAATACTAAATCAAAATCTTTTCTTTGGTCTTTATTATCTATTAATTGAACTCCGCATTGTAAAAGTTTATATTCTGAAAAATTTTCAATTATATATTTGAATATTTTTTCACCTGTTTTTCCCAATTTAACAGAAACTGATTGTCTACTTGGACGTTGACCCCAAAGCATGTATTTGATAGACCCTGGTTTTGTATATGATAGACCTGGTTCTATTATATCCGTTTTTATTATACTATTAATAAATGATTTTATTTGCTTTACCTTATTTAATGCGCTCATATCTATTATATATTTATTTAATAATATCAAATCAATTTCTTTCATGTAAATAAATTGAATTATGTAAATTACATTATTTTTATTCAATACGATATGAGTTTAGAACAAAAATCCAAGAATGATAGTGAAAAAATAATGAGATTTATTGAATCTCATCCAAAATTTGATTTCATATACAGTGCGTTTATGAAAGGTCCAGAACCTGGATGCGGCTTTATGTGGACAACTACCGAATGGTGGTCTCCGGAAGAAGGAGAAGCTATAAAAATTGTCAGCAATAAAGTATTAGATTATGATTGGGACAGCAGTGGATATGGTTATATGATGCGTGTTATTCAAGGTAAAATTAAAGAGTTACCTGTTGCAACAGCATACGCCGTCCAAGACGATTTAAAAGATGATGAATCTAAATATGCTGGCGATCCACGCACGGGTAAGGGTAGTCCGTTATATAAAAATGATGTAGAAAATCCAGAAGATGTTGATAATCGTTTGGATAACGAAATGAATTTTGCCAAAGGTTATCAACAAACAAGCTTCGGCAAAGCTATGGATGATAATAATAAAAAAGCACTTGATGTTATGGCAAAAAAAGGAGCAGATGAAGCGGCAAACTATATGATGGCACAAGCTGGCGGAGACTATGCTAGAATGCGTAGTATGTTCGGTTAATAATAAATTGAATTAAAAATATAAACATTTTTTAATTCAACACAACAATGACAATCCAAGTAGCTAATATTAATTGCGTAAATTCTTCCGACTATACATTCGACATTCCAGAATTCTCTAGGATGTTGGATGAATATTCAACTACAT